ATGAAACCGGCGCATATGAGGGCGAGGACGCTGGCCCTTATTGGCACGATCAGATTGAGACCGCTATCAAGATATTTGATAAGTGGGAAAAGCGTGGTCAAAAGGTTGTCAAGCGCTATAGGGATGAGCGTGATGCCATAGAAATGCCAAGGATGAAGTTCAACATCCTATGGTCAAACATCCAAGTTCTGTTTCCTGCCCTATATGGTAGACAAGCCAAGCCCGAGGTATCACGCCGTTACATGGATCAAGACCCTGTGGGTCGATTGGCCTCCACCATGCTTGAGCGTGTCATGGAGTACGAGACCACCCAATTTGGTGACTTTGATGCGGCAATGAGTGGGGCGGTGCAAGACAGACTGCTGCCTGGTCGCGGTACGGCTTGGATTCGCTATGAGCCTGTCATTGTCAATGATCGCCCCGAATCAGTTGAGGGTGAAGAACAAGACGAATCGCAAGTCTATAACACCGTAGAAGACCCAACAGAGCGCATTGATGCGGCTCACAGCCCAATTGATTACGTCTACTGGGCTGACTTCTTGCATTCACCAGCTCGCACATGGGATGAGGTGTGGTGGGTAGCTCGGGCGGTCTACATGACTAAAGACGAGGGCGTAGAGCGTTTTGGGGACGTATTTAAAAACGTCAGCCTGACCAGCTCAAACACCGACATGGACGGTAAGAATCCCATGACCGCCAAGATGACCTACGACAAAAAGGCGATGGTCTATGAGATTTGGAACAAGCGCACGGCAAAGGTTTGTTGGATTGCCAAAGGTTATCCACAGGCGCTAGATGAGCGTGATGACCCGCTAGGGTTAGAAGAGTTTTTCCCATGTCCCAAGCCGTTGATGGCAACCACCACCACTGGCTCAATGATTCCTGTACCCGACTATTGCGAGTACGAAGATCAGGCACAAGAGTTAGATAACTTAACGCAACGCATTTACTTGCTTACCAAAGCCTGTAAAGCTGTGGGCGTGTTTAATGCTGAGTTTAAAGAACTGGCTCGGATGTTTAGCGAGGGCGTAGACAACAAGTTATTCCCTGTGACCGCATGGGCGGCAATGTCGGAAAAAGGCGGCTTAAAAGGCGCTATCGACATGATGGATACCTCGCAGATCATTATTACCTTGCGTGAGCTGTATGCGGCAAGGGAACAGGTCAAGCAGTCCATTTACGAAATCATGGGCATATCGGACATCTTGCGTGGATCGTCCAAAGCCCAAGAAACACTTGGTGCTCAACAGCTTAAGGCTAACTTTGGCAGTTTAAGGTTAAAGAGCAGCCAAGGTGATGTGGCTCGGTTTGCTACCGACATCTTCAAGCTCAAAGCGCAGGTTATTTGTAAGTTTTACCCGCCCGAGCTGATTGTTGAAATGTCAGGCGTGATGAACACGCCCGATGGTCAAGACCCGCAGATGTTGCAAGCGGCGTTGCAAATGTTGTCTGATAGCACCATACGCGACTTCCACATTACGGTCGAGGCTGACAGTTTGGCTCAGATTGATGAGCAGGCAGAAAAGCAGGGCGCACAAGAAGCAATAGGGGCTATTGGTGCATTCTTGCGTGAGGCAATCCCTATGGTTACCCAAGCGCCTGATACTTTGCCTATGGTTTCCGAGATGCTTTTGTTCTTGGTACGCCGATACAGAGCAGGTCGAAGTTTAGAAAGTGCAGTAGAAAAGGCCATGAAAGCCTTGCAAGATAAAGCAGATGCAGCTAAACAAAAACCGGCAGGCCCACCGCCCGAGATGATGCAAATGCAAGCCGAGCAACAGGCCGAGCAGATGCGGATGCAGGCACAAGCGCAGACTGAGCAGATGAAGATGCAAGCGCAGGCTCAAATTGAGCAAGGCAAGGCGCAGCTGGAGATGCAGATGCACCAAGCTAAAACACAGGCTGAAATGCAATTGGCGCAAATGAAAGCGGATTTTGAGACCGCTAAACAGAACAACGAACTTCAAATTAAAGCCCGAGAAATGGCTGGAAAGGAAGAATATGAACGATGGAGAGCAGAGCTTGAAGCTGCGACTAAGATCATGGTGGCAAGGATTGGTAGCAACCCTGGCGTTGACTTACCGGTCATTGAAGCAGCGTCTGCACAAATAACCAACGAGCTGGGCGGCACAATTGTCCAAGCTATGGACAAGATGGCGCTAATGCACGATCAAATGGCTAATATGCACGGCGAATCAATGCAAAACATTGGTAAGGCAATGCAACAACTGTCAGCACCTAAGAAAGTGGTTAGGGGTGCTGATGGCTTAGTAATTGGCGTGGAGATAGCATGAGCCTTGTTTTAGCTGATCGGGTAAGACAGACCACCACTTCCACAGGTACTGGAACGATCACGCTAGACGGCTCTGTTGATGGGTTTCAGTCATTTTCGGTAATTGGCAACAACAATACGACTTATTACACCATTTCAGGCGGTACGCAATGGGAAGTTGGGATTGGGACTTACTTTAGCGGCACGTTAGCTAGAACAACCATAATCTCCTCATCAACAGGCTCAATACTTAATCTTGCGGCAGGTGCAAAGGATGTATTTGTCAGCTACCCTGCTAGTAAATCGGTTAATCAGGATGCCAACAGCCGTGTTTTGATACCTTACACATCAGGCACAACCAATGTTGGCTCTCTAAATGTTGGTGACGCAACTGCACACACTGATTCGGGCGTAATAGCTGGGTTTACGGCAAGTGAGCCGCTATACCTTTACACAAGCCTGCAAAACACAAGCGCCAGTAATACGAGTTACGCAAGCTACGCTGTAAATGACGGCGGTCATACGGCCTATAACGAGCTTGGAATAAATAACGCAAATTACAGTTATGCGGCTGCGGGGTATCCAAACAATGGGTTTTCTGTACCTTTGGCAAGTTTTGTTGAATCGTTTGGTGGCCCATTGGTCATGGGTAGTTGGGATAACCAAAAGATTAGTTTTATCATCAATGGCGCGGTCAGCACAACTGACGCTGTAACCATTAACACCAATGGATCGGTAGCGTTTAATGGTCAAGTGGGAACTGCGGGACAGGTTTTGCAATCCAATGCAACCACTGCCCCAACTTGGGTTGATGCCGCCGCCAAATGGGGAACGTAAGTGTTTGGTATATCAGCGTTTTGTCAAACGGCTTTTGCAAGCATTCCCGCCGCCGTAGCGCCTGTACCTGTTGAGATTCCTTTAGGTGGTCACTTTGGCTTTGATGAAAAGAAACGTGATGAACTATGGGCTAAAGACCAAAAGCTAGAAGCGCAACGCAAACTAAAACTGCAAGAAGCGCTGTTTGGTTTGCCGCCCGAGGTAAGGGAAGAGATTACTTCAGCACCCGCGCAAACAATAGAGGTTGCGGCTAGAAAACAAATTGATTATGATTTGTTAATGCAAAGGGTCAAAGACCTTGAAATTCGTGTTAAGCGAAAACGTGATGAAGAAGATGTCGCAATGATCTTGGAGTTAATGTGAAAAGAACTTGGGTTTATCCATCAGACGGCAGCGAAGCCTATGAGGTTACAAGGGGCGAGTACCGAGATGAATCTATGGCATCAGTAAGAGGTGACATTGCACCTTTTATGTCGCCCGATGGTGTAATGATTGAGGGCAGAAAGCAATGGCGTGAGCACCTTAAGCGCACCGATACCATAGAGATGGGGCATTCGGACGTTAAGTATGCACAGCAAGAGTGGAACAAGAAGAAAGAAGCGCACCGAGACCGATTGCGTGGTCAACTGGCTACGGTTCAGGAGTTTGACCGACCAGGCGCACCGATTGCACCTGTTAAGATGTCTAACCTTAACGTAGAGATGGCAAACCGCCTGCATAACAGACCAATGCCCGAGCGTAAAGAAATGATCAAAATGACTTTGGAACAAATGAAAAGGATGAAGTGATGGAAAACGAAGTTGTCGCACCCGACACAGTAGAAACACCAGCACCCGAAACCCAAGCGGTAGAAGCGCCCCAAACGGCAGCAGAGCCGCAAAGCAGAGCCGATACGATTCGTGAGGCACTGACCAAGACACCGACAAACCGAGGCAAACACGCAGCCAGCCAGCCCCGAGAGGGGGGTAAGTTTGCTCCAAAGTTCCCAACAGATCAAACCCAAGCGCCGCAAATGGCTGAAAAGCCAAGAGCAGAGATGCCAAAGAGCTTGCGCCTTGAGCTAAAAGAGCATTGGGAAAAAGCACCGGCAGAACTACAGCAAGCCTTTGCCCAACGGGATGCCGACTATGAAAAGGGCATCAGCACATATAAGCAAAGGGATGCCGAGGCTCGGGCTGTTACTGAGCAGTTTGCGCCTTATGAATGGATTTTGCGAAACGAGAACACTACGGCGGCTCAAGCGATTGCACCATTGCTCCAAACGGCGGCATTGTTGAGAACAGGCACACCGCAACAAAAATCGCAAGCGGTAGCGCAGATGATCCAGCGGTTTCAAATTCCTTTGGATCAAGTGGCCGCTTACTTTGGCGGTGAAGCGCCACCACAACAACAAGATTCACACTACAATCAATTAGCGCAACAAGTGCAACAGCTCACGGCACACATCACGCAGAGCCAATACGAAGCGCAGAAACAGAATGAAAACCGAGCACTCTCGGTAATCCAGCAGTTTGCAGGCGACCCCGCAAACGCACACTTTGAGGCAGTCCAAGATCGAATGTTG